GACGTGGTTTGATGTGAAGGACTGGACCGACAATATCCAAGAGTACGGTTTCGAGCCTGAACGTGGCGTGTGGTATCAGATCGGAATCAAGGATGGTGACTATTCAAATGGAACCGCGACCTTGAGGCTCAGTCAGTGACGCATATCTTTAATGAACGGACTAAGGTTGATGGTGTTGTGGACGTTGGCGGCGACGTTGTTGATGAAGGCGGAATAGAGAAAATCAGTGTGACCGATGATAACCAAGTGGCCTTGTTGAACGGAATTTTGAAAGAGCTGAAGATCCTAAACTTTCACATGAGCTTGCTGACCGATAACACAATAACCAGAGAGGACATATGATGGGCGAGATATTAATTGACGGGACCGGTGGGCGATGGCCAGCAAAGATTGACAGTGAGAACCATTTACACACCACAGCTACAATCGAAAGCATGATGGGGCACCGAAGTCATTATGACGCCACGGCCTTTGGCGTGACTACGCCGAGGCTGACCATTACCACCACGGGCGGGCGTATTCTGTATCTCAAAAATACGTCCTCTTCGCATGATTTGGTTATCAGCAACTTTTGGTTTGGGTGGAACGGTGGGTCAACGAACTTTGACCGGTCCCTGTATGGAATCCTGTATTTCGGTGATGCTGCCCCCAGTGGTAACAACACGGCAAGCGCAATGGGTGTGCTGAATCGCAAAACGAACAACTCCGCTGATGTCACAGTGCAGTATTGGGACGAGGTAGGGGATGGCATGACTTGCACCGGCGGGACGGCTGCCTTCTATTGGGTCCAGGATAAGGGCCACAATCACGTTGATGTGCAAAGTGCGGTTATCCTGGGAATCAATGACACGATGGCTGTAAATTTGCAAGCCGAGGAAGCTGGTGAGGCAACTATTAATATGTTCGGTTTTATGAGGGAAAGCTAATGTCATTATTTATTGGCGATGGATCGGGAAGTGGCGGCGGGGATGCGGCGGTAAAGGCTGGCAAGCTCCGGGTCTACGGTGTGATTGAAGAAGAGCAGGCACATGCAAATGAAGACGACGGTACTGCGTTTTCCATCTTGATTGACCAGGCCACCAGTGCGGGGGACGATCAGTTTTTCTACATCAAGAACTCTGGTGAGTCAGATTTGCATATTACGTCCATGAAAGGCTTTGTTGCTGGTGACACGGAAATCAAAGTGTTAATGGGTGTAACCGGAACGCCAACAAGCGGAAGTGCTTTGACACCTGTAAACCGTAACGCCGGGAGTGCCAAAACAATCTCAGGCACGATTGAACAGGGCGCCGACCTTCAGTTGACAGGCGGGAGCATTGTTGACCTGTTTGAAATGGCTGCTGCCGCAACAGGGTTGTTCAAGATTTCGTGGGGTTCAAGCCTGATACTCCCGAAGAACGGGACGCTGTGTCTTGAGAGTTCAGCGGCCACGACAATTAACTTGACCGTTTCTTGTTACTTACACGGGTAATTTATGAGCATAGACGCATACATAAAAGACCGGACGAACGAGCTTGAAGCACGGGTGGACGATGATTTCGGCGCTGAAGAGCAAGCCCTCGTGGTTGCCACCAGGCCACTGAAGACATACTCACCCAAAACTGTGTCTTTCGCACACGATACTTACGGCATTGAGATGGCGCAGGATGCGGCATACGGGGCTGGTGAGCTATTAATCCATGACGGAACAGATACCGCAGCTTGGACATTCAGCGAGCCAGTTGGGACCAAATGGATAGCGGATTCCACGGATAGGGCTTATGACGGGACGAAAGCCCTGAAGTGCGACAATCCCAATATCGGCGATATTATGCAGGTTATCAATAATGTCGGGCCAGGCGATGACATTGACATGACCGGGAACTATGTCGCCCTGACAATGTGGATCAATGTTGACAAGGACTGGGCGGGTGGTGATTCAATTTCCGTTTATGCTCATGTGGGTGGTGCGCTGGTTGGGAACGCGGTCTATTTAGAGAACTATTTTGCATCCGGCAGTTATGACAACTGGCAGTATATTGATATTCCGCTGACGGATATGGGTATCGAAGCAAGTTCCATTGACGCTTTCAGGTTTGAGAACGAAGCGCGGGAAGGCGGGAAATCACCAAAGTTTTACATTGACGAATTGACTCTCCAAGCATCCGGGACACCGATAGATTTTGAGATTGAACCTGACCCCGGCACCTGGTTTCACATAAAGAGTTTCCAAACGACCTTCGTGGATGCTTACAGTGCTGATAACGCCGACTCAACTATGCCTCACCTGTCATATGACCAGATCCTTGGCATGACGCCGACTGTCGGGTTTGTTCGTGAACAGTACCGAGAAAATAAGGCCAATCCTGTGTCAAGAAAGCGGTTCACGAACTTGATGGATATGCTGTCGCTGCATGGGGCAACAATCACGAACCATATCTCTGACGGAACCAACACGTTGATAACCGTAACACAGAACTTACCCGAAGGAATGATTGTGACTCTGAAATCCGAAAACCTGGATAGGATAGTCTATTACATTGAGGACGATTTCAGCCAGCTATTATATTTCCGTGTCACGGCGAGCGGGTATGTGGAGACAAGATAGATGAAATGTTCCAGGCTAGGGTAAAACCGAAACGCCGTATCTCCCGGGCGGTTGCCTGGAACTTTTACCGGGACTAAAGGTTACGCCATGCAACTTGATATCCTTACCGCACCGACATCAGAGCCGATATCCCTCGCCGAGGCGAAGCGACATCTCCGCCTGGACTCCGAAACACTAGATGGCAATATTGAGCTTACTCAGAGCCTGTCGTTTGCTTCCCATGCTGTTGTCGTTGCCTACACTCACCTCGGGACCGGGGTCGACGTGTTGGGGTCCGAGGCGGAAGTGCTGCTTCATGCAGGGACGAACGCTGCTGGCGCCACGGCTGACACCAAGATTCAAGAGTCGGACGATAACATCACGTACACCGACTGGACTGGTGGAGCGTTTACACAGGTTACGGCCGCAAACGATAATGCCGATTACAAGCTGCAATACACTGGTGTGAAGCAATACGTTCGAACTGCATCGAAGGTTCTCGTCGATGCCTGTGAGTTCGGCACCAGCATCCTTGTCAATTCCTCAACACGGGCAGATGACGATCTCCTAACGGAGTACATCCAAGCCGCCCGGGAGCAGGCCGAGGCCATCCTTAAAAGGGCACTCATTACACAAACGTGGGATTACTACCTTACGGGATGGCCAGGTTCTGACCGCATCCTCCTGCCGCTGGGCAACCTCCAGAGTGTTACGGGGGTGTACTGGACGGACACGGACGCAACTGAGACGACCTTGACGGTCACCACGGATTACCTCGTTGAAACCAACGGGATGTACTGTGGGGCCGTAGTGCTGCCGTACAGCGAAACCTGGCCGTCAGGCACCCTTTACCCATCCAAACCCATTAAGGTGCGATTCGTGGCGGGCTGGACAACGTCAGCGGACGTTCCGAGCAAGATTAAAGCGTCCATTCTCCTCATGGTCGGTGATATGTGGGAAAATCGCGAGGGGCAAACTTACGGAATAGCGGGATCCAATTACCAACCGAACAAGACCGTCATGGATCTTCTCCGCAATCAAATGCTTTGGGATGATTTCGATAATGCGAACAGGTGATTTAAATAAGTTCATAGACATACAAGCCGAAACCAAAGCCGGAGACGGCATGGGTGGGTTCACCACGTCGTGGACCACCGTCACATCGAACGTGTACGCAGCCATATGGCCATTGTCCGCCAAGGACATCGTCCGCGGCGATATGCAGAACGTGGGCGTTATCACCCATCGCATCCGGATACGGTATCTGCGAGTCCTGCGGTCAAGTTGGAGAATTAAGTTTGGGGACTCGTACTTCGCCATTGTGGGCCCGCCAATCGATCCCAACATGAAGCATGAGTACCTCGACATCATGTGTAAGGAAGTTACAAAGTGAAGAATTTGACCACAGCAATCTATGGGAAGGCTGCATCATCCGACTTTATGTCGTATATCGGGAGCAGGTTGTTTAAGTCCCGGGTTCCCACAGGAACCGAATATCCAAATGCAGCGTACATGGTCATAACGGACGTGCCGGAACGCACATTTTCAGAAAGATACGAGAATTACGAACTTCAGTTTTCCCTGTTCTCAACAAAGTCGAGCAGCACCGAAATTGAAACGATGTACAACTATCTCAAAGCATTGTATGATGAGTGCAGTTTGACTATTGTTGGATCCACATTGGTTTGGATGCGGCTTTTGAGTACCACAGGCGCCCAGGTAGAAGACTGGGTGACGCCAGACGGCACTGAAGAGATTTGGGCGATACACGCATCGTTTGAAATCTATACGAGCTTGGATTAAATGACATCGTTACCTCAAATTGTTTATCTTCAGACCATGACTGCCTGCAACGGTCACTGCGGGTACTGCCCGTTTGATGATGTCTATGAGGGCAAGCCCGTGGAGAGGATGAGCATTGTCAAGCATAATTCCATAATCGACTGGTTACGTGGTGTTGGATACAAAGGGCGGATTGGGTATCTGCTGCATTACGAGCCAACGATGGACAGTCGTTTACCGAAGCTCGCAGCTTATGCCAAAAAGCAGCTTCCGTACTCGATGATTGAAGCGAACACCAACGGCATTATCAAGGATTTTGATTTTACATCGTTTGATGTGGTGGGGGTTTCCCCTGCCAAGGTGTTGAGGGATGCAACATCCCGGGCGGGGAACTGTCGGCCGGTCAAACAGAACAAGGGGCGGAAACGGCTGGCAGATCCCCCTTGTATCGTGCCGATGGCCACCATGCCCATTGCCGCAAATGGAAATGTGTTGTTGTGTTGCCAGGATTGGCGCCACGAGGCCGTTGTCGGAACGTGGGAGCATTTGGATGTTGCCAGAATGAATCAGTTAAAGTTTGGTGAATTGGCTAAACGCACCAGTCTTGAAATCTGCCAGGATTGTATGGCAGGGAAGACTTCGAAGGAAGTTGGCAACAGACTGGGTAAACGATTTATTTCATCACCGGGAGAGTGATAAAATGAAAGTTCTAGTATTGACATATCATATTGATAATCGGGAGGGTGGGTCGGCCAGGTTCATGAACACGGTTGCCGATACGTTAATTGAGATGGGGTATGAGGTTGTCCTATCAACCGATCCGGAAGCGCACGTTGAGGAGGAGTTCGATCTAGTTATCTGTAGCCATCTGCTGCATCGCATTGAAAGCAACCCTGCTCCCAAGATTGTAATCTCGCACGGCATTGTCGCGAGTGAGAACCTGTACCCCGGGGCCCAGAAGTATATATCGGTGAGCGAAG